GTGTCTCCAAAATTCCATTTGTCGATTGAAAAATAGTCATTCATTGCAGCCAATACAGAACTTTGTATCTCACTGGTGCTTGCTGTTGAATTTGCGGCACGAATAACTTTGATTGTGGCTTGCAGTGAGTTGGCCGCTTTGGGCCCAAACAATGGTTTAAACGTAACAGAGTTCAAAACAATATTGTCACTGATCATTTTGTAATCATTTAACTTTTGATATTCAGTGCTGAGTTCATTGATTGTGGGCATGTCTGGCATGTTGACTGTGCCTGTGGTATCACGCAACCAATTTTGATATTGTGTGTAGTACGCTAATGTAACCACGTACAGGTCAATGATGTTGGTAGTGCCTGGATCAATTCTATTGGTCAATGGTGAATTGTGACGGTATTGGAAATACAACGCCTGGCGACCTGTTCGAGCAATCCAATCACCTTCAGTTTGTTGTACCAAAGTCAATGTGCCTGCGGCATCTATTAGCAGTTGCCAGAATGTTCCTTGGCTGTAAGCATAAAAATATTGCTGAGGACTGTATTGAAATTTTACAACTTCAATATCATCGTAGGTTGCATAGTTGCTGTTGACTACTTCTGGTTCAACCAATAGGTATCTTTGTAAATTATCAAAGTCCACAGTGCGTTGGAAAAATACCAATTTAAGGTTAGGGTTAACTGTGGGTGCTACAACTTCATCAAAGAAGTCAGGATTGTCTGGCACACCATCACTATCTGAATCTCTATAACTGATCAGGACCTGAAAGTCATCTACATAGCCATCGCTTTCCACTGGCTGACCAATGATTGTGGTGTAGATATCGCCGGGCAACGGAGCACTTGAATCTGGTCGAGTGTTTACAGCCAACACATTGACAAAGTCACGTATTGTGGTTCCTGAACGACTGTCGTATATCTTTTGACTGCCATAAAAGAAGAAACGAGTTTGTAACACTGAACCAAAGTAATAGGCCAGGCCCCGGAAAGTTGCTGTATAGGTACCATTTACCACAACAAATTGTACCAGCCAACTGGCGTCTAACCCAGTACCCGAAGTGTTACCAGCATATTCTTGGCTCCAAGTGGCGTTTACATCTAAATTGGTACTGGTTATCAAGTACCAAGTACCTGCCGTGCCAGTTATGCTGCCAGTACTGTCGTACCCCAGACCAAAATTTCTCAACAACAAAAATTGTTGTTGCATTTGTTGCTGTATGGTCAATGGCAAATCTGTTAACAACACAGGAATAATTGTTTCTACGATGGCTCCTGTTGGCACAAAATTGTTTAGCGTAACGGGACCTTGGCCGTTGCTGAGATTACCAATACCACTGTTGCTGCCGTTGCCAACAATGGCTGTGGGACTGGCCCATATTTCTAGATGATCTTCTGCTCTAGTAGGCAGTCCAGGTTGTAAACGATTGTTAAGATCAAAGTAGTATCCTTCAGGAGCAACAAATTTAATCAAACAACTGGTTACCACATACTGGAATGGTGTGCTACTGTAAACTCCAACTGTGACAGGGCTACCTGCTCCACTGACAGTGGCCTTGCCTACAAAATAGCCCGTGGTTTCATTGGCCAATGTGGTACTCTGATGCCAGGTACTACTGCCATATATGCCGGCGGTGGCAGTGACATATACTGTGCCTGTGCCTGTACCAACGCCAGTGGCTGTGAACACCACACCGATAGCATTGGCGGTTGCACCAATGGTAGTAAAGTCTGTGGTTCCTAGGCTGGCAATGGTATAAGAAGTTCCTACAGAAATTTCAGTTGCCGGCAATCTGTCAACTGCTATCCTGGGAAAATTCTCATAATAGAATTGTTTGAAAGTGGCTTTGGCCACTTCGGGCTGTACTTGGTTACCAATAAAGTCTGCAATCTGATTTGTATTATTATAGGTAAACTGTAACGTGGGAGTTATGTTATTTTCCCACATTGCACCATCACTTGAAAATGTGTTGGTACTAGAATACTTGCCAGTGTTATCAACTAAATCAAGCCAACGACTGGTGCCGATACTGGCACGATTCAATGCCTTGCTCTTGATAATTGAATTGTAAGCAGTGAACGGAAACAGATTGTAATCTTCTCCGTTGACCATGCGATTCTGTGTGTAGTATCTGGCAGGTGCTCGTTGTTTGATTGCATCAATGCTTTCACGAGTCTGTGCATTGCTGACAGGTTGTGTGATACCACAAGTGAATGTGATTGTTTGCAAGTTACCATTGCGGTCAATGTAACTTATTGGCAACACCACATTTTGCATTTCTTCTGGATTGATAATGTATTGCAATCCATTGCTTGATCGAACATAAGCACGGAACGTACCCACAGGAATTTCACTGAACACACCGTCACCAAACACCATGGTGATCTGATCATTGGTGCGTGATGTGGTCGAATAGATAGGACGCAGTTGGTTTTGTTGTTCTGTGGCTGCGGTATAGATATTTTCTGTGTATATCCATTCACGATTGATATTGCCTATGTTGTCAAGTTGGAACAACCAACGATCTTCGTTGTTGACACCTTCAATGTTGATATTCACAGTACGGTTGGCAATGCGTTCGGCCAAGTTAAAATCTTGATTTTGTAAAGTACCTTGTTTGAACAAAAAGAAAAAGCCGTTGTTGGCACTTTGATAACCCAATTGGTCATTGCGATACAACACATTGAATGTTGTGTTGGGCACAGGGCTTGGTTCGTAAATGTAATCTTGCCCGGCTGTGGTAGCGGTCATGGCCTCAAAGGGCATGTTCACGCCATCCACTGTGGCAGTATAAGGAATAACTGGCAAATAGCCACTTACTAAATTGATTGCATATTCACTGGTGGCCACACCCAGGATTGATTGTTTGTTGCCTGGCCGACCAATTCTTTGAGTGTCAACCAAACAAGAATTAATGATAGTATTCCACTGTTCTAGCCAGTTTGGGTTGGTAGGATCGGCCCAATTGATTGTGACATTGGACAAGTTTACACCGTTATAATCAGTTACATTTTCTGTGGTTTGTACACTGAATACTTTGAGTAAACCTTGTGCGGCTGTGTTGCGTTTGGCGGTGTAACTGACCAAATTGGCCAAGCGTACCACTGAATCTCTACGCTCTGCTGTGTCTAAATAATTTTCACGAGTGTTTAGGTCTGTGCGGAAGGCCAGTGCTTGACCCATAAACGCCATCACATCCAGCAAGGCAATGTATTCTGATGATTCAATGTAATCATTGAATGTTTCAGGATAGTACAGACGCAGGTAATCTACGAAACTTTTGCGTAGAGTCTCAAAGTCATAACTTTGAAAATCTGCTTCGCGATAGGTTTGATAGATTTGTTTCCAATCTTCTACTCCAAATATCGCTGTTTGTCTTGTGGTTTTTGCCATTGCTATTGAACCTTTTGCGTCGCTGTTGGGTTATTTATGGGCACAATAAACGGCACAGTTATACATAGCTCGCATTGCGTTGGGTCTGGTCAAAGAACACACTCAACAACTCTGCATTGACCCCGCCCACAACAGACAATTGCAATTCGATTAATATGCCATTCAGTTGTGGAAATATCTGAATGTCATTGACATAAATTCTGGGATCTCCGCCGGCCACACGCTGTACTTCATTGATGATACCTTCTGTAACTGCTTCCACTTGATTTTCAAACAAGTAGTCCCACAGGATGGTACCATAGCCAGGTCGTCCGGGCAGTTGACCTTTGCGGATATTGAACGCATTCAACAGGTCACGCTTGATCAATTCAAAATCCAACAAGGTGAATTTTTTGTATTGATTTTGAGTATTGAAGCCAACAAATGTAGTCATAATGATATTTATGTGGCAATTTTATTGGCCAAATCCTTGATTCTTTTTACAATGTCTGTTACATAAGATACTAATAACTTAAGAGTACTTTGTGCTTTTTGAAATGCCTGTGGTATAGTACCTTTACTTTCGCTTGGCAATGAATTTATTGCCGCAATTGTTATTTCTTGTAACGGTATCACTCTAGCATTATATGTGGCTCTAAGTACTTGTACTTCACCATTCAATTGATTCCACTGTTCTTGTGTTA